CTGCAATCTGTTGCTCTTCTTCAAACTGAACCTGAGCTTCCATTGCAATCTTCTGTGTTTCCATTTGCTCAATGACAGTGATGTTCTCTGAGAACAAAGCTGGTTCACCTAGTTCATCTGCAAGTATACGAGCGAACTCTTTACCTGACATGTGTGCAGCAATGGTTGGGTCTGCAAGTTTAAGTTGATACAGTTGGGTGATGGACTGTACACGTTGAGCACGTTCTGCGAAGTGACGAGCGCCCATAGGAATGATCTTGCCGTTGGCCTTGATGTCTTCCTTAGTGATCTGCTCAAAGAAGAAAACACCTGTGTCCTCATTCAATACTCTGATTGTGTCAGCGTAATCCATGTTACGTCTAGCAGCCTCTAGCATTGCATTAAGTATTGGCTCAAGAAACACACGCTCAAAGTGAGCAGTCTTGTGTTGGAAGATACGACCTGCAGCTGTCATAAGAGACTGCACTTCGAAGGCTGTCTTCTCGCCAGCTGAACGTATGCCCATAGCTTCACGAGGAGCACCAGCAAGCATCTCCATTTTATTCTCTAGGTTTTGAATCTGGAAGTCAGCGTTAAGGGCTGTAGAGTCAGGAACTAGGTAACCTACGTCACCCTCATCACCTAAGTAAATTCGAGATCCTGGTTCAAAATCAAAGTCTTCCACGTCACCCTTAATCTTAAGCATAGGGTATGCAATCTGATCGAACACATCTGACTTAAGGTTCTCTAGGTGGTCAATGCGATACTGCATACCTACTAGGTTGTCTAGCGGCCCCATAGAGTAAAGGTTGTCAGGACGGTCACGCCAGCCTGCGTGGAAGACAGAAGCCTTACCTAACCAGCTAGGGTTCTGCTCATTGGACAGGACGTAGGAGCGATCTACAACTGTGATGATACGGTTCTTGTGGTAATGGTTATGGTCTGCATCATACATGTCACCGTAGAATGTAAGTATCTCTACAAAGTCTGACTCATAGTATTCCTGTAAGGAAGAGAAACCATCTGCAATAAATGCCTGAGACTTTGACATATCAACATCAGTACCACTAGCGGCTGACCTATTAAAGAGCATCTTCTCAAAGATTTCTTCCATGTAGGCGTTGTCAACTGTCTCATCAATCTTTCGTTTAACCTCACCCTTTGTCATAATAGAACGAATGATCTTAGGGGAGCTACCAAAGTCAGGGGCTAAAGGGTTAAAGCATATATCAAAAGGAGAGATACGTACTAGCTTAGGGCCTAGGTAGTTGACAGCCCTCTCACCATCTTCATAGGTGGTGTAGTCCTTAACAAAGTCAACGGAAGCAAAGCAGTTACCATACTGGATATAGTCATTGATTAGTTTGCTTGTTGTGTTCTCAAAGTCAGACTGACGAATTTTGTTTTCTAAGTATGCTTGGATAGTATCTCGTTTAGCTTTAGTGTCTGATTCACTGTCACTAGCTTCAAAACGAAACCAACGCTTCTGAGGAAACAAGGCTGAGAAGTAGTTAGCGTGTAGGTTATCTGCAATCTGTGTAAGCTTAGGTGTTGTTGTGCTGTTAGTCCAAGGTAGTTTAGAGTTAGCTGTGGTACGGGTATCAGTAGCGTACACGTAGTTTCTTAATTCTTTCCACTCATCAATCTTTGTTTGACGGGCATTGTTCCATTCGGTCCAACGATCTGAAATTTCAGAGGCTACACTGTGGGGGTTAATCGTAGTTTTAAAATCAACTGTTGTGCCAGCCATTAGAATGAAACTCCACCAAATCTTGAATTGAACTGTACGACATTAGTAGTTGTTCGTCTTACAGTACGAGAGGGCTTAACAGCCATGTCTACCACGGAGGCAAGTGCGTCAATAACATCATCGTGTGGTGGGTTGCGGGATGACAACTCTTCCTCTAGGATTTGAGTATTGCCACCCCTGTAGTGCCACATGCTAAGGTTGTCGTACCTAGGTTCTAAAGCTGAAGCTATACGCTCCTGTTTGTTACCTTGGTTTTTGTTAGGTCTGAACTCTTCGATGCTGATCGAAAGACCATGTTGTTTAACTAACTCTTTAAGTTGCTTAACGATTGCAACCTGAGCTACTGATGTCTCAGCCCTCATCTTACGAAAGGACCACTTGCTTGACAGATGAAAGATATGCTCAAAGTATTCTGAGATACGATCTGTCTTAAACCTGTCAATATCTAAAACAAAGACATTGTTATCTGAGTCTATTCCTACAACAACTATGGCTGTGTAGTCTGCTTTCTTTGACAAACTAAATGCGAAGTCAACTGCAGCGTAGACGTTAAGCTTGTTATCTTTGTAGAACCAGTAGCCGTTGTCTTGTCGAAGGTGCTTCCTGTCGTAGTACTGAAACTTGTCTTTACCTACTGGTACATTGTCAGGGTCACTAGGGTCATTGTAGTACTGCGCTCTAAACTGTCCCTTGTCTAGGTACTGCCCACGCTTCTTAGCTAGGATTTTAATGTCAAAGCCAAACCACTTACCATCTCTTCGTTGAGTACGAGGCCATAACATTTGTCCTGTACCATCTCCACGTTCCTCTACTGGACGCTCAAAGATTTCGTAGATGTTCTCTTCAGTTATCTTGTTACCGTCATCATCGTATATGTCTTCTGTCATTTGCAACAGATCATTGTACAAATCAGCTGGGTGATAACGAGTCCCTACAACCCACTCCTGTGCGTTGGCTCCCTCAATAGATGACAAAAGAGAGTATTGACTTTTAACTTTGTTTCTGCCTTCACCTGTGTATGCATTCTCGTAAACAACAATGTCATCTAAAACGGCAATGTCACAGTGCATCCCTGTAAGGGAAGTAGTAAGGCCACCAGTAAACACTGAGGGGTCACGTACATTTTCTTTTTTACGTAGCGGATGATCCAACATAATCTCTGAGTTAGTCCACCTAGTTCGTCTACCTTCATCTGGGTTGACATGATCGGGCCAATACCTAGTATAGATTTCAGAAGTTAAGATACCTTTAATAAACCCTAGTTGTTTTTCGGCTAGGTTAGCTGTGGCTGATATGTAAAGTATGCGAAGGGTAGGGTCTTTGGTTAGCATCCAAGCTACACGATATGCAACAAGGCGAGACTTACCGTGGTCACGAGGGAAGAGAAGAAGCTGATGTGACTTATGATCTGGTCTTGTCCACCAATCACAAACATCTTCGTGGCACTGTCCTAAGAGTTGCTCAGGGGCTACCAGCCTAATGAATGTAGCTAAGTCAGTCTCAGCTGCTTGTTTGATTTGGTCTAGTGTGTCCATTGTACCCTAAGTTGTTTTGGTTGTCAACTATAAAAGTTAATTTATTTATCACTAAGGTGAAGTCGGCCAATCGCCACCGTTACCTTCTACGTCTGGGTACACTAAGTCGGGCCAGTTGGAATGGGCTGTAATATTACGCAGAGCAGTTCGGTAAGTTACCCAAGCTGAAGGTACAGAACCACCAGCTTCCAACGCTTTGGTAGCAACCCAATCAGAAGCAGCCAACCTCTTGTCCCGTTCCGCACGGTTCCGCAGCTTTGTTGCAACGACAACAGCCGCAGCTATAGCAGCTATTTCATCAGAGGTTAGTGCAACTACGCGGCGAGTGTATACAGTGCCATCTGAAAGATAAGGAGTAACACTCTCGCTTTGGTGGGTAGCATTATTAAATGCCAAGAAGGTTACAACCTTTACACAAGAATTATTTAAAAGCCATGCATCATTTGGTTCAGCTGAGTAGAAGTTAGTGTTAGGGAATAGTGTTCTGTGGGAACCCACCTCAACTATAGTGTCACCATTCATTTTTGCTATCTTCATTGTTACTGTCCTTTGTCTGCGAATGGTTTGGTTGGCGCTGTGAAATTGTTGGTGTATCTGGCCATGGATGAGATTCTGAAATCATCAATGTAGCCTTCATACATATTGTCACCACTTGCCCTGCCACTTAACTGTATCAGATCCGTTCCGTCCCGTATCTGAAAGTCAGATGAAGCAAGAGTGGCTCCAACACCATTAATATAGACTTTCAAGTTACTGTTTTTTACCCACGCTACATGATACCAAGTGTTAAGGGAAAGCACTCTGGTGTCTGCCGTTAGCTCTACTTGCGTTCCTGAGCTGTTTATATACCAGAAAGTTAGTTTGTTGCCGTTTGCAATCCTTGCTAGCCAGCTTCTAGTCGAGCCACCACCAAACTTACTAGCCACAGCAAACTCATCATTTCCTGTTCCAGCATTGGCCGTTAAATATAACCAGCCCTCTATTGTCCAATCTCCATCGCCCAGATTATTACTAGCGCTATTAGTCAGGGTTGCATAATCACCAGCGCCATCAAAGTATATTGACGTATCACCAAACTTAGCTTGACCAGTGCTGATTTTAGTACCACCAATTAACGTCAGATTGTTCTGTGCAGCACTATCAATCGCCTGTCCGTTTGCCATGTTTAACAGTAGCTTGGTATTGGTAATAGCTGTCAGTGGGGCTGCTGGCGGGGTAAACGCAGAGGTGTAAACAGCAGTGCCGTTTACTACACGAGCATCAGAAATATAACCTTTCATATTGTTATTAGCAGTATGGTCTTTCCCTATTTTCAAAACCTGTGACGGGTTTGCATATGTCCTTGCGTCATCCTGAACACCCTTTTGAACACCATTGACATAGAGGCGTCCTTTGTCATCAGATTTGTTGCGAACATATGCAAGATGATACCAAGCGTTTGGAGTCATATCGTGGTCAACAGTAAGGTCTCCATTAGAGCCATTGCCGTAGCTACCCCAATATATAGAAGTAGCACCATAAGAAAGATACCACCGACCATCACCACTTGACCCACTTGTGCCTATTGGAACATTGTAATCGTCAATAACTGTTGGATATATCCATACCTCTACCGTAAAAGAGTTATCACCGAACCCAAAATCGTTGCTTGTAGGGCCTGTAAGGGCATCGCCAGTGCCATCAAGGCTACAACTCGCACCGTTTACCGCAGGGTCATACGCTGCGTCAGTTAGGATTGCGCCGAAGGCTGTTACGGATGGACTTACTACTGGTGTAAGTGTGTGGCCTGAAGCAGAGTTGTCAACAAAATGATTGCTTTGGCAGGCTAGCAAAACTGTTCCTGATATTGCGGTTAATGGACCTGTCGGAGGGGTAAAGTTAGATGTGTAAACCGCTGTTCCTTTTACAATCCTAAGATTAGAAATTAAACCATTAAAGCAGTTTGCATCTGAATTATCCCAATAGCCGCTAATTATAGCTGTACTAGCTTCAAAGGGTCCATCACTTCCAACGGAGCTAACTAATGTGCCATCTACATAAAGTTTAAATACGTTAGATTCATAAACTTGGGCTACATGATGCCAAGCACGATCTGTTGGAGCAGTTCCTGCAGATAGATTATCATTAAATGCTCCTGACCTCCAATCTCCATTATAAATGTTTAGACCAAAATGACCTGCATTGCCTGATCCACCGCCAAAACTTATTATATAAGAGTCATCTGAGGAGGGATTACCTTTATATAACATAAAACATTCAATCGTAAAATTGGCGGTTCCAAAGTTAAAGTCTGCATTGTCTTGAGGCAATGCCAAAGCACTGGTATTTTTAAAGTCCACACCCCACTCACCATCAGGACGAGCAAACGGGCCAAAGCTGCCCTGCTGTGCATCGCCGTTCCTTGTGACTGAGTGATTGCTTGCAGAGCCATCGTCAAACTCATTGTTGACCCCATTGTTTGCTCCATCAAAGTGAGACAGAAAATTAACACGATTGAACCCATCGTCTACTTCTGGAGGGGGAGGACCCCCACCACCAAAACCTAAAATATTATATCCGAAACCACTCATTAATTATAACCTCTATGCGTCATTCGCTGCGTCAGTAGTAAAGAATAACTTAATGCCCAACAAACGAGCATCACCACTTTGAGCGTCTGCTGAAACATCACGATTAATCTGAAAGAAACACATATCGTTTGCTGCGGGACTTCCCGCAATAGTAACTGCGCCACTTTCTACTGAAACCATTAAATCATTAGATGTACCAGAGTGAGCCAAAGCAGTAGTTGCTACAAGTGAGCCAAAGGCTGTGTTGATTGTATCATCATTAGATACAGCAATACCACCTAGCTGCCACGCAACAGTGCCTGTGTTGGTTCCTGTTACAGTCCAGAAAGGTTGGAATGTTACTGTGCCTTCGTTCCAACTCTTTGGAAATGCAACTGCAAATTGTGCAAACTCATCTGCGCCTGTCGCAAAGTCTAAGACCTTTAAGTCAGGACGAAGTGCTGTAGTCTCAACCTGAGTCAAGTCAGAGCAGGGGTTAGTTGTAGATGGGTACATAGAAGAAGAGGGAACCCAGATTGTTTCTTTGCCAACTTCTTTAAGTGTACCTGCCCCATCAACTAAGTTAAGTTCAGCAGCAGTACTAGTTACACCGTCCAGAATATTTAACTCAGCAGCAGTACTTGTAACATTAGTACCACCAATATCTAGTGTAGTCATTTGTACTTCACCAGCGACAGTAAGTAGTCCATCAGCTAATGTCATTAGATCAGTATCGTCAGTGTGTCCAATAGTTGTACCGTTGATAAGTACATTGTCTATATCTAAAGACCCGCCTGAAATAAGGCCTGTTGTAGTAATAGCAGAAGCGCCAGTATCAATAGTGCCAAAACCGCTAGTAATAGAACCTGCATTTAAAGCACCTGTAGTAACTATATTAGAGCCACCAACACTTTTACCCGACATATACGTAGAAAGAGTATCTACTTTAGTCATTCTCATTGTGCCGCCATCGTTAGTCAGAAAGCCATCGCCATCTGCTACGGCTGTTGTGCCTCTGGCAGTTCCACCGTCTATAAGATTAATCTCAGCAGCAGTAGAAGTAACACCATCAAGAATGTTTAGCTCTGCAGTTGTACTAGTAACACCATCAAGTAGATTTAATTCTGTAGCTGTTGAAGTTACTGCTACATTCTCATTAATTTTAGGAGACGTTAAAGTTTTATTTGTTAGTGTGTCTTCTGATACGAGAGATACTAATGTTGAGTTAGCTCCAGCAGGGAGCATAAGAGTATTTGTTACACTAGCTGA